AAGTTTACGTTTGTATTGATAATGGATCAACGGGAGCTAACCCTCTTGGAAATGTATCCCAAGATGAACCTACCTTTACCGACTTGGAACCATCAAAAGCAGGAAACAGCGGTGATGGATATGTTTGGAAGTATCTTTTCACTGTTTCACCTAGTGATATCATTAAATTTGATTCAACTGAATTTATTACTGTCCCAAATAATTGGTCAAGCAGCACAGATTCTCAAATTAGAGCAGTAAGGGAAAACGGAGATTCTTCTTTGAATGAAAACCAGATTAAACATGTTTTCATAGAAAATGCTGGAAGTGGATATGCTGACGGATTAAGTCAAGAAGTAGATATAATAGGTGATGGAGTAGGTGCAAAAGCAAGAGTAGATGTTATAAACGGTTCTATAACTGACGTAACTGTCAGTGCAGGAGGAAAAGGATATACCTATGCTTTGGTTGATCTTGGCACGTTAAACAGTAACGTAGGTTCAAACAGCAGAGCAAAGTTAATACCTATCATTCCACCTGGTTTAGGTCATGGAAGTGACGTTTACACTGAGTTAGGAACTGATAGAGTCATAGTTTATGCTAGATTTGATGATTCAACTAAAGATTTTCCAATAGATACTAAATTTGCTCAAGTTGGTATAGTAAAAAATCCTACAAAGGTAGGAACATCTGTCACTTATACTGATAATACGTATTCATCATTACAAGCAATCAAATTTAGTACTGTAACTGGCACACCTCAAGTTGGTGAAGAAATAAGACAAGTTTTAACACTAGCTCCAAACATAGGTAAAGTTGCAAAGGGGTTTGTTGCCTCTTATGATGTTGAGACCAAAGTTTTAAAATATTTTAAAGATAGGTCATTACAATTCAATAGAACAACATACGACCATACTGATTATACTGGTATTTCTACAAGTGGTAGAATTTATGAAATTGAGACTGGTCTAAGTGCAAATAACATTGAAGGATCGAGTTCATCTTTTAATGGTGCTATATCAATTAATTTTTCAGGAATAACAACTAATCCTACTGGTAACAAATTAGTAAATTTGGGAACCAACTTTGTATCAGGTTTATCTGATACTGAGATAAATAAAGGGTCAGGTGAAATAATTTACTTAGATAATCGCCCTCTAATCGTGAGGAATCCTCGTCAAAAAGAAGACATAAAAATCATACTGGAATTCTAAAAAATGCCACAGAAGACTAACTTAAATATATCACCTTATTATGATGACTTCAATAAGGACGATAATTTTTACAAAATCTTATTCAAACCTGGTTATCCTGTACAAGCAAGAGAACTAACTGGATTACAGTCTCTTTTACAAAATCAGGTTGAGGCATTTGGTAAGCACATATTTAAAGAAGGTTCAATGGTCATACCTGGTGGTATTGAGTATGACCCAACTTATTTTTCAGCAAAGGTAAATGCAACTCATCTTGGCATAGATGTAACTGTTTACTTAAGTAATTTAATTTCCAATAATGGTGGAAAGGGTACAAGAGTTAGAGGACAAAGTTCTGGTATAGTTGCTACAATAAAGAATTTTATACTACCTCCTGAAGAGGGTGTTGATGATATCACAATATTCATAAAATATAATCAGTCAGGAACGTCTGGTGAAAGCGTAGCTTTCCCTGATGGTGAAGTTTTAATATTAGAAGATAACTTAACTTATGGGAATACCACTCTAAACATTGAGGAAACAATACTAACTTTGGTAACTGAAAATGCAACTGCAACTGGATCTGCGTTTGGAGTTAACAAAGGTGTATACTTCATGCGTGGACTATTTGTGGATGTTCCAACATCTCTCATAGTATTAGAACCATACTCAACTAAACCATCATACAGAGTAGGATTTGAGATTCTAGAGGAAGTTGTAAACGCTAATGATGATTCGTCTCTATATGATAATGCAAAAGGATTTACCAATTTTGCTGCTCCAGGTGCCGATAGATTTAAAATTACAGCAAAATTAACTAAAAAATCATTATTAGATTATTCTGACACTAGTTTTGTTGAACTGTTTAGAACTACAGATGGGGAGACAAAAAAATTACAAGATACATCAGTATACGCAGAATTAAGAAAATATTTTGCAAAAAGAACTTATGATGAATCAGGTGATTATGCAATAGAACCTTTCCGTGTAACAACACAGGATTCTTTAAATGATGAGATAGATTCTGCTGGTTTATACACAGAAAATCAAAAAACTGATAAAGGAAATGATCCTTCTGATGATTTAATGTGTATTAAATTATCACCAGGTAAAGCATATGTTAGAGGATATGATGTTTATCTACCAGGCACTACAGTTGTAGATGTAGAAAAACCAAGGGATACTAAATCAGTTAAAGCTGCCTCAGTTCCATTTACTATGGGTAGTTTGATAAAGGTTAACAACGTAACTGGTACTCCTTTTATAAACATAGGTGGAAACGAAAGTAACGTTGTAGAACTAAGAAATGAAAGAAAAGGTGGCTCTCCTCAAGTTGGTTCTGGTTTAACTATTGGTGAAGCAAGAGTTTATAATTTTGGAACTGCAGATGCAGCATATTCAGATGCTACAACTGAGTGGGATTTACACTTATATGATATTCAAACATTTACAACACTTAGATTAAACACTTTATCAGCAGCAAAAATAGTATCTTTAGTAAAGGGTACAAGAGTAAGAGGTCTTGCTAGTGGTGCTATTGGATATCTTGCTTATCAGGCAAACTCAACTGGAGCAAATGAAATAACACTTTCACAGACAACTGGAACATTCATAAATGGTGAGCAACTCATATTCAATGAAAGAGCATCCGAAGAAAGTGCTTCTATAACAAAAATAATTCAATATACAACTGACGATATTAAATCAATTCGTCAATCTAAATTTTCTGTTGGTATTTCAACTTTCAATGCCGATACAGTTCTATATGATCGTATTTTACCTAATTTTTCACTCACAGATAGTGTAAATATTGTTGGTACTGCTGCTAGTGTACCAAATAGAAGTTTCGCTGGTGTTGGTATTAATACAGGAGCTATATTAGCGTATAATAAGGGAGATTATCAAGACGTTGTTTATAATAAAATTGATAATATAAGTTCTAATGGTAGAGTTCTAACTCTTGCTGCCACTTCACCCGTAGTTGGTATTAACACAGGAACAGTTACAGCAACGACTTCAACATTTAGAATCAAAGTACCAAGAGTTTTAAATTTAAATAAATCTGGTATATTTGCAAAATTACCTAGACAGATTATCTCTGACGTAAACACTTCAAATTCCAATTTAGTAATTACAAGACAAATTGTAAATCAAAGTGTAAGTGGTGGTTCTCTTAGTTTAAATTCACAAGCAGGTCTAGACGCATCTGTAGGTATTACAAGTGTATTTTTTGAACCATTTGACTCTGAAAAATATTCTATCACCTATCAAGACGGTACTATTGAAAAATTAACCTCTGATCAAGTTACAATTTCTAATGATGGTAATGATATAAGTTTCAGTGGACTTAAAGAGACTACTGCAAGTGAAGTTACTGTTACTGCAACTTTGAAAAAAGTAGGTGCTTCTAGTAAAACAAAGGATTATGTAAGAAGTAAAACAGTGGAAGTGACTCGAACTTCAGGTGTCAACACACTAAATGGTCTTACACAACATGACGGTTATGGATTAAGAGTTGAAGACAAAGAAATATCCTTAAATGTACCTGATGTATCAAAAATACTTGGTGTTTACGAATCAAAAACTAGTGCTGTTGCAGTATTAGACAAATTAAAATTTGTATCTGGTTTAGATTTAAACACTAACGCTATCGTAGGGGAAAAAATAGTTGGAAAAGATAGTAGAGCAATAGGTCAAATAGTTAACCGTCCTAATGCAACTGAAATTGAATTTGTGTATTTAAATGCAAATAAATTTACTATTGGTGAGGTAATCAATTTTAAAGAGTCTTCTATCGAAACAATATTACAAGGATTAGAAGTTGGTAACTTTATTGACAGAACAGATAATTATGTTTTAGATAAAGGACATAAAGAGCAATACTGTGATTATTCTAAAATTGTTAGAAAAGCAAAATCAGCAATACCATCTAAAAAATTATTAATAATATTTGATCAATATCAAGTAGCTAGTGGAAATACTGGAGATTTCTTCTCTGTTAACTCATTTACAAAGGACAGATATTCAAAGGATATTCCATCTATAGGTAACTTAAGAGTTACTGATATCCTTGACTTTAGACCAAGAGTAAATCCATTTACGATTGGCAGTTCAGCAGCATCTCCTTTTGCATTCTCTAGTCGAACTTTTGAATCTACAAATCCTTTTGTAATAACACCAAACGAAAGTTCAATATTAGGGTATAGTTACTACTTACCTAGAGTTGATAAATTAGTTATCAATAAGTACGAGGAAGTAAAATTAATAAAGGGTGAGTCCACAGATGAACCTGCACCACCAACAGAGGTAGGTGATTCTATGGAAGTCGCAGAAATATCATTACCTCCTTATCTCTTCGATTCATTCTCTGGACCTGAAATCAGATTAACTGATAATAAGAGATTTACAATGAGAGATATCGGAGCTTTAGAGAAGAGAATACAAAATTTAGAACTTACAACTTCACTTTCTATTTTAGAATTAAATACTCAGACCTTAGAAATTAGAGATGCTGATGGTCTTAATAGATTCAAAACTGGTTATGTAGTTAATAGTTTTACAAATAGAGACTTTATTGACTTTACTCCTGAAACTGGATCTAGATGTGATGTTGATGTTGTCAATAAAGAACTTATAAGTGCCACCGATTTTTGGTCATTAAATCCTGAAATCGCATTCAATACTAGTATTGATATTGAAAATGCTGATTTGAATTCAAATTTACAATTACTTGATACTAATTGTAAAAAAACTGGCGATTTGATAACATTAAACTATGACGAGATAGATTGGTTAACACAACCTCAAGCTACTGAAGTTGAAAATGTTAACCCATTCAACGTTATCGTATTCATGGGTGGTATAATTTTAGATCCCCCATCTGATAACTGGGTAAGAACAATCTATACGAATAATACTCGTGTAGAATCATCAGGAGCGAAATGGGTTGAAAAAGCAAGTGATAAATTCTTAAAAGTTGTAAATGAAGACACATTACAAGGAACAAGAAAAGTTATTGCTGATAAAAAAGATCCAGCATATAATCATTACAGAAGAAGAATTAGAATAGTTCAATCCACAGTTGCCCAAACTGCAAACTACAGAAGAACATTTGAGAATGTATTAGAAGGTCCTAGTCATGAATTTGATTATGTTGAAAGTATAAAAATTACAAGTGAAGCAGATCCGTTCATGCGTTCTAGAAATGTTTTCTTCAATGCTAATGGATTAAGACCTCTTACAAAACATTTCCATTATCTTGATAACGGTGTTCCTGATATTGTACCTAAACTTGTTGAAATAAACATGGTTTCTGGAACATTTAACGTGTTTGAAAATGCTAAGATAGAAGTTAATGGTGAAGAGATAGGTTTTATAAGACTTCAAAAACCAAATCATAAGTTTGGTGATGCATCTAGACCAGATGTAGGAGCAGGTTTAGGTAGCCCATCAGTCTTAGTTGAACAATATGAAGTTGATCCATTCGATACTACCAGACCAGCTCCATCAGATTCTTATTCTGCGACATCAAGATTATTAAATATTGACACAATTTCTCTCGCAAATAAAGAGAATTATTATGGATATATTGTTAAGGGTGCTAAAATTGTTGGAGAAAATAGTGGTGCAGTTGCAACTGTAAGTAGCATTGACTTATTCAGTGATAACTGGGGTGACTTGCTAGGAGCATTCTTCTTCAGAAATGCAAACACAACACCAAAACCACCTACTTTATTTACTACAGGAACTAAAACATTTAGAGTTACAGCTGCTCCAGAGGGCACTATACCCGTTCCTGGCAGCACTGATCATGCTAGTGATGCACAGGGAGTATTTACTGGAACAGGCACCATACAGACTCAAATACAGAGTAATGTTCAAGTAAGAAATCCACCCGCACCATCAGGAACTCGTCCAAGTGAAATAGTTCAGAAAACTAACTTAGTTTTCAAAACAGAGGAGAAAAAATATATGGCTCCTCATAGAGACCCACTTGCTCAGTCATTTACTGTTGATGAAACTGGTGCTTTCTTAACTTCATTTGACGTATTCTTCAGATCAAAAGATCCATTAGCAAAATTATTTGTTGAACTAAGAGAAGTTGAACTTGGAACTCCCACAAGATATCTTGTTCAAGATTATGCTCAAATTGCAGTAAATCCAAGTTATATTAATACTTCTGATGATGCATCTGTAGCAACAACTCTTAACTTCCCATCACCAATTTACCTTGAACCAGAAAAAGAATACGCTTTAGTGTTCTTATCTCCTGCATCTGATAAGTATGAGATGTGGGTTGCAACAATGGGGCAAAAAACTGTTGGAACATCTAATTTACCAGATGTTCAAAATGTAGTTGTTTCAAAACAATACATTGGTGGAAGTTTGTTTAAATCTCAAAATGGTACCATATGGACTGCAAGTCAATATCAAGACTTAAAATTCACATTACGTAAAGCTGAATTTGTTGATTCGGGTTCAACAACATTCTATAATACACCTGTAGAAGCTGGAAACTTGAATACACAAGTTTTACCTACTAACCCAATACATACACTTCCTAGAAAATTGAAAGTAAGTATTGATGGAACAGGTACTAGAAATGTTTCTAATTTACCAATAGGTAGAAAAATTAGTTCTGGTGCTGCTGCTGATCCTGAGAATACAAGTATAACAGGTATTATTGAAGGTCAGGGTTCAAATATTACTGGAACTGATATTGTTAATTCTGGTATAGGTTACAAGTTTGGTGCATCACAAAATAATATTCCACTTATAAGTTTAAGTGGTGGTGGTGTAAATGCAACAGGTAATTTCACTGTAAATGCTGACGAAACAATTAATTCTGTCAGCGTTCAAGCAGGTAGTTCTGGATTCAAAGTTGGTGATGTATTAACAATTGATAATTCAAATGTTAATGTTTTAAGAGGTACTGGATTTAAATTAGTAGTAACAACAATTAATACTGATTTTGATACTTTATATCTAACAGATGTACAAGGTGACGCATTTAACAATAATGAATCTTTAGTTACTTATGGTGCTAATAATGACACGAGAGCTGTTATACCTGATGTTGCTGTAAATGGACAATCAGTATTATCAGATGGTGATTTGTACACTGGTAAGGTGATTGAAGTAACTCAATATAATCATGCTCATCACGGTGCAACAAATCAGGTTGATATTAAGAATGTAAAACCAGATACAACATTAGTACCAACCATATCTGCGATAACTGCAGAAGACACAGTAGTATCACTTGGAAATACAGATGTATTCAGTAACTTTGCTGGAATTGCTACAGACAGAGGAGAAGCACTAATAGGTGAAGAGATTGTTTCATATGTAGTTGGTACAGGTCAATTATTATTGACAAGAGGTATTTTAAATACAACTGCTACATCTCACGAGACTGGTTCAACTATTCAAACGTATGAGATTGCAGGAATGCCTTTAGTAGGAATTAATACAACACATACAGTTCCAACTAATACAACACTTAGAGATGCTTCTAATATTGATAATTATTATCTTGAAGTTGATACTGTTGGAATTGCTCCAAATAGAGTTGGCAAATCTCTACTTTGTTTTTCAAATGAAAAAGCGATTGGTGGAAGAAATGTAAAAATTTCACAGAACCATCAGTTCAGTGCAATCACTCCTCAATTTAATGTTCTCACACCTGGTAGTAGCACTCGTGTTAATACAACAATTAGAACTGTAAGTGGTACAAGTGCAGATGGTAATGAAATCTCATTTATAGATCAAGGATTTGAACCAGCAATATTAAATCAAACAATATTCTATCCAACTCCTAGATTAGTTGCATCTAAAGTTAATGAGTCAACTAAATTATCCAATTTACCTAAGAACAAATCTCTTAGTATGAATGTGAATATGAGCACTACAGACTCTAATCTATCTCCAATATTAGATACTAAAAATGCAACATTTATTCTTGGTAGAAATAAAATTAATAATCCTATCGGTGTTGAAAATTACGCAACCGATAATAGAACTAATCAATTAGAGGATGATCCTCATGGTTCTATCTTTGTTTCTGATAGGATAGATTTACAGCAACCAGCTACTTCCCTGAAGGTTTTAATTGGTGCAAGTGTTCAACCTGAAGCAGACTTTAGAGTATTCTATAGACTATTCAGTGCTGATTCATCTGAAGTATCACAAACATATAGACCATTTCCAGGTTATAAAAACATGATTGACGAGGATGGTGATGGATTTGGAGATACTGCTATTGATGTTGCTTTAAATGATGGTAGACCAGATAAATTTGTTTCACCAAACGAATTTGATACCTTCTCAGAATATCAATTTACTGCAAATGATTTAGAACAGTTCAGTGGATTTGTAATAAAAATAGTTATGACATCTACCAATGAATCCTATCCTGTAAGATTAAAAGACTTTAGAGCAATAGCATTAGCATGATACCAGTAGAAGGTCACAAAAATCTATTTCGTGATGAAAAAACAGGTGCTATAATCAACACCGATGACAGAGGATATTCTAATTATATGTCTGATAAAAGAAGAAATTCTGATAGACAGGCAGAATTAGATGATGTTAAAAAAGAACTTGAGACTCTTAAATCCATGTTAAATGAGCTTGCCTCAAAGATAACATCATAGTAAATATAAATACTTTTTAGATCTGAATTGCTAACTTAGATGGCAGATATCAAAGTCAGAGTAGGACAACAGAATGCAACCAAGGTGATTTCATCACTAGCGGGTGCTGGAACCCTCTCTTTATCAGAATTAAGTGACGTAAATGCCTCCAGTTTATCTAATGGAATGGTACTAGTATATAATGGTGTGACAAAAAAATTTGACGCAACGTTGGAGTTGACTCCTGGTGCTGCTCAGAACTTAGACATCAATGGAGGAAATTTTTAAATGGCTAGTATTATTAGAATCAAACGATCTTCTGGTACCGCAAAACCAGCGAGTTTGAATTGGGGTGAAATGGCATATGTAACTGGTATCGGCAGTTACGGTGGAACAAATCAATACAAAGACAGAATATTTGTAGGAGATGATGGAACTAATGTCAATCCTGTAGCAGGACATTACTATACATCTATGATGGAGCATACTCCAGGTAATTTAACAGGTGTATCTAATACAAGAAATAGTGATGGTGGTATAGTCGCTGTAGTTGATAGCAATAGAAAAATTGATGAGTGGAACGTAGATAATTTAACTTTAAATGGTAATGAACTATCTTCTACTGATGCTGATGGTGATATCGTTTTCAATCCAAACGGAACTGGAGATGTAGTTTTACCAGATGATACTAAACTTGGATTTGGTGGTGGTAACGACGGAACAGGAACTATTGATGCATTCATTAGATATGATGAAAATGGTGTTGATAGATTAGAAATTGGTGGTTCTGGAACCAGATTTAGTAATACCACAGAAGCGACAACTAAAGATAATGGAAGTGTAGTTTTTGAAGGTGGTATTGGAGTTGAAAAAAATGTAGTTATTGGTGGTGATTTAATTTCTGACGGTGGAAGTTCTAGGTTTGGTAATATACAAATTACAAGTAACGTCATATCTTCACTTGCAGGTGCAGGTAATAAGATATTCATTGACCCATATCCAGATGGTTTAAGTAATGAAGGTGATGTTGTTATCAAAGGTAACTTACAAGTTGATGGTACAACAACCACAGTTAACTCAACCCAGTCAACTGTAAATGATCCAATTATGACAGTTGGAGAAGTTACAAGTTCCAGAACCGTTATGGCAACAATCGCTTCTGGTGTTTCAACTGCTATTTTAGACGATGTTCAAGGAATCGCTGTAAATGATTTAGTTGCGGGTACAAATTTACCTAATAGTGGATTAACAACCGTTACTGCAATTAATACTGGCATAAAGATGATTACCTTCACGGGTACTTCTCAAGCTGGTATTAGTACTGGAACACAGTTTACTATTACTCATGCTACAGATACTAATACTGACCGTGGTTTAAGTTTTAAGTATAACGTTGGTGTTGGAACTGCAAATCAAACAGAAGGATTCTTTGGATTTGATGATAGTTCGATTGCAGTCGCTACTGTTGGTACAGGAAATCATGGAACACATGCGGATGGTAGTCGTAGATGGACTTATGTTCCAGATGCAACCATAACTGCTAGTGTTGTAACTGGTACTAAAGGTTTCTTAGATATTGGTGGTATCTACTATCAATCAGGAGATTTCAATTCTGGTGGTGCAGTATGGTTTGATGATAAAGGTTTGATGCAGTCAACCAATTCACCTAGTTCTCCGATTGACACATCATCAGCAATATTAACTGCAGTAACTAAAGTAGTATTAACTATGCCTGGTAATGTTACTCTTGCGAAAGGTGATATTATTAAACAATCAAGTTCAAACGCTTTTGGTGTAGTAGAAACTGCAGTGAACGCATCAACATCAGTACCATTAATCGGTGTAGAAGGTACTTTTAATGCTTCAAACACTTTAATTAGAGAAGGTGTTAGTGGAGGAACATCAAACTTGGCAGCACCATCTTCCGTATCAACTACATATATTAACAAACCAAGCTTTACTTCGACCCTTGATGGAGGAACTTTCTAGATGCAGCAAAACAGTGAAGTTGATATTAATGTGTTAGTGAACTTATACAATACAAGATTAGCATCAGCGTTAAACCAAAATGTACTTTTGGAAGCAAAACTCCAAACTCTAAAAAATGATTTTGAAAAGAAAGAAAAAGAACTTTTAGAGCAAATCGCAAATTTAAAGGATGAATAATGGCAAAACCATCAACCAGACAAGGATTAATCGATTATTGTTTTCGTAAACTGGGAGCACCAGTTTTAGAGATCAATGTTGATGATGATCAGGTAGATGATTTAGTTGATGATACTATTCAGTATTACAATGAACGTCATTATAATGGTATTGAGAGAATGTATCTCAAATACAAAATTACTCAGGAAGATATAGATAGAGGAAGAGCAGAGGGAACAGATGGAGTAGGGATTGTTACTACAACTGGAACACAAAACGTAAGTGGATACGGAGCAGTTACAAGTAATTTCTATGAAAGTTCAAACTTCATAGCGGTTCCAGAACATGTCATAGGTGTAAACAAAATATTTAAATTTGATACGAGTTCTATCTCTGGTGGAATGTTTAGTATTAAATATCAGTTATTTTTAAATGATTTGTATTATTTTAATTCGGTTGAATTATTACAATATGCAATGACAAAAACTTATCTTGAAGATATAGATTTTTTACTTACAACTGATAAACAAATAAGATTTAATCAAAGACAAGATAGGTTATACTTAGATATTGATTGGGGTTCACAATCAAAAGATACATTTATAGTAATGGATTGTTTTCGTGCTCTTGATCCTGATACATTCACTCAAGTTTATAATGATCCGTTTGTAAAATTATATCTAACTGCATTAATCAAAAGACAATGGGGACAAAATCTAATTAAATTTAGAGGAGTAAAATTACCAGGCGGTATCGAAATGAATGGTAGAGAAATTTATGATGATGCTCAAAGAGATCTTGATGCCTTAAAACAGAAAATGGCAACAGAATACGAAACTCCTCCTCTAGATTTTATTGGGTGATGATTAATGGCATTAAATCCGTATTTTCTACAAGGTTCGCAAGCTGAGCAAAGATTAGTACAAGATCTAGTTAATGAGCAGTTAAAAATTTATGGTGTAGAAGTAACATATATTCCAAGAAAATATGTAAATCAACAGTCAATAATAGAAGAGGTACAATCATCTAAATTTGATGATAATTTTTCTATAGAAGCATACGTAAACACATACGAAGGATATGCTGGTGCTGGAGATGTATTAACTAAATTTGGTATGAGTTTGAGAGATGAAGTTACTCTTACAATATCAAAAGAAAGATTTGAAGATTTCATTTCACCATTTATGAGTGCAGATGAAGATATTGATTTATCATCAAGACCTCGTGAAGGTGATTTGGTATTTTTCCCTTTAGGTCAAAGATTATTTGAAGTAAAATTTGTTGAGCATGAAGATCCTTTTTACCAATTAGGTAAGAATTACGTATATCAATTAAAATGTGAACTATTTGAATACGAAGATGAAGTTATTGATACATCTATCGATGAAATTGATACACAAGTAGATGATGTAGGTTACATTACAAGTTTACAATTAGTTGGTGTTGGTAGGACTGCAACTGCAACTGCTTTGATAAACACTGGATACATTCAGGAAATATTCCTCAATAATGATGGATTTAATTATACAAGTGCACCAATAGTTTCTATAAGTACATCACCATCTAATCTTCCAAATTCAGATGCGACTGCTGTTGCATTTACAACTGAGAGAGCAGGTATGAAGTCAGTTGAGAAAATATTGCTAACTAATGCTGGATTTGGATATACTGAAACACCAACTATTACAATAACAGGTGGAGGAGGTTCAGGAGCAGCTGCAACTTGTTCGATAGAGAAAACGTTCAACGGTGTTGTTAGATTTATTATTACTGATAATGGTATTGGTTTTGGTACTGTTCCAATAGTAACTGTTGCTCAACCTGGTTCAGGAACCACTGCTGTTGGTATTGCTTCTCTTGGTGCTGCTGGTGAATTTAATCAAGTCAATTCTATATTTGTTCAAAATGCTGGTAGAGGTTATAGTTCTGCACCTGTAGTCACAATTGCAAATCCAGAGACTATGAGTGGTATTGGTACATATCAATTTAATGAAGTTGTTCAAGGTATGCGTTCAGGAACACAAGCCAGAGTTAAGAGTTGGGATTACGATACCTTAATTCTTCAAGTAAGTAATGTTGGAATTGGTACAACTACCACAGGATTCTTTCCAGGCGAAGATATTAAAGGACTCACTTCTGGTGCTCTATACAGCGTTACATCATATAACAAGGATGATACTACCGATAAATACAATGAAGGTGACATATTTGAATCAGAAGCAGACTTATTAATTGATTTTTCAGAATCAAATCCATTCGGGAGTTTTTAATGACTTATCCAGCACCAGATAACATAGAATATGATCCTTGGTTTGACGATAAAGTAGAACCATCGACTCTATTAAGACCTACCAGAAAAGAAAAACTAATAACTATACATGAAGTGATGTATCAGTTATCAAGAGTTAGTCATAACATGATAGGTGGTTCAGAATCATACATGTAAAAAAATGTTAGGGAATTATTTTTATCACGAAATAGTAAGAAAAACGG